GTGTTCTTGCAGGTCCAATAACTATTCCAGCAACTGTTACTGTAACAGGAACGTTGGTAATAGTTTAATGAGTAAAGTAGAAGTAGATCAGGTAACACAACAATCAGGCACAACTTTAACAGTTGGTGGTGGAGCTTGTAAAACTGCAGTAGTAGATGCAACGACAGTAACTTTAGGTCGTTGTGGTGGTACAGTTTCACTAGCTTCAGGAGCAACTCAATCAGGTTTTGGAAGAACAGGAACAGTCGATTGGCAGACAACTAAAAAAACATTAAGTTTTACAGCTGTAAATGGTGAAGGTTATTTTGTAGATACTGGAGGTGGAATTGTTACAGTAACACTACCAGCTACTCCTGCAGCAGGAAGTATTGTTGCTGTAAAAGATTATGACGGAAATTTTGGAACTAATAAATGTACGATTGAAAGAAATGGTTCTAACATAAGAGGAGCAACAAATAATTTTGATTTAGAAAAAGATAACTCAGGTGCAGTTTTTATTTATGTAGATGCAACAGAAGGTTGGCAAATTTTTGTTGATGGATCTGATTCAGATGCACAACTAAGTTTTATAGCAGCGACAGGTGGATGTGAAACTAATTCACCTTGTGGTAATTATAAAATTCATACATTTAATGCTCCAGGAACTTTTATAGTAAATTCAGTAGGAGATGGTGTTAATGGTAGTAAAGTAGATTATATGGTTGTTGGTGGCGGTGGTGGTGGCGGCGTAGGTAATGGTGGAGGTGGTGGCGGTGGCGCTGGTGGATATAGAGAATCAAAATGTGCAGCCGTTTCAGGTTGTTGGACAGCTTCACCTTTAGCAACACCTGCATCTTTAACAATTACAGCATCCCCTTATACAATAACAGTAGGTGGTGGTGGAGCAGCAAAACCAGGATCTCCTTCAGGTAGTCCATCTAATGCAGGAAATCCGGGAGATGACTCAACTTTTGCTTCAATTACTTCTGCTGGTGGTGGCGGTGGAGGTGGTTATGGTGGAGGTCCAACTCCTTGTGCAACGCAAACAGGTTTACCTGGTGGTTCAGGTGGTGGCGGTGCAAAACGTGGTCCATCCCCAGGTGGTAGTGGAAACACTCCTGCTACAGTTCCCGCTCAAGGAACAGATGGAGGAAATCAAACAAGTCCAGGTCCAGCTGGAGGTAATGTAGGTGGCGGCGGTGGTGGCGCTGGAGGTCAAGGTGAAAGTGTTTCATGGCCAGCAAACCGTGGTGGTAATGGTGGTGTAGGTGTACAAAATACAATAACAGGAGCTACTGTAGGCAGAGCTGGAGGTGGAGGTTCTAATGCAGAAACAGGAGATAAAGTAGGTGGAACTGGAGGATTTTTTAGTGGTGGAGGAACACCATTACCAGAAACACCAGCTTCGGGCAATTCTCCATTAACTCCTGGATTTGGAGGAGGAAATGGTTCAAGTGGTAATGAATGTAGTCAAACAGGAGTTGGAAATGGAACAGATAACACTGGAGGCGGTGCAGGTGGAATAGATGGTCCAGCCCCTGGTATAAATACTGGAGCAGGTGGTTCAGGTATAGTAGTAATAAGGTATAGATTTCAATAATTATGACAAGTAAAATTAAAGTAGACAATATAACAAACCAATCAGATTCTAACATTATTAATAAATGTGGAACTAATATTACATTAGGACAAAATGCGGACACAGTAATTATTCCTAACGGAGTAACAGAACAAGTTCAATCCGGCGGAGCAATTCAAGTTCAATCAGGTGGATCAATTACAATTGCATCTGGTGCAACTATAACTAACAACGGAACATCATCAGGATTTGGTGGAACAGGTGCTGTAAGTTGGGCTACAACTCCAGTAACATCCACTCCATTTACTGCATCTTCTGGTGTAGGATATTTTATAAATTCAGGAAGCGCTATAACAATGAATTTACCAGCAGGAGTTGCTGGAGCTATTGTAGCAGTTTCTGATTATGCAAGAAATTTTGCAACATATAATTTTACAATAACACCTAATGGTTCTGAAAAAATTGGTGGAATAGCAGATAGTGCAGTTTTAAATGTTAATGGTCAAGCAGCAACTTTTGTTTATGTTGATTCAACAAAAGGTTGGGTCAATGTTCAAAACGCAGAAGATACAGAAACAGCATCAAGTCATGTATCTGCAACAGGTGGAACAATTACAGAATGTGGAGATTATAAAGTTCATACATTTACAGGGCCTGGAACTTTTACAGTTAATACTATAGCTCCTGGACCTTCAGGAAATCCAAATAATTTAGAATATTTAGTAGCAGCCGGCGGCGGTGGAGGAGCTGCAAATTGTATTGGTGGTGCTGGTGGAGCAGGTGGATTTAGATATGCCGCACCAAGTATAGCACCTTTAACATTTCCAGGAAAACCTTTATGTGGTTCACCCAATCCAACTAATGTTATAACAGCAGCAGTGCAACCATATACAATAGAAGTAGGATCAGGAGGCCCTGGTGCACCAAATCCATGTGGTGCAGCTTCACCATCAGGAGTTTCAGGAAATCCTTCAATTTTTGCAACAATAACTTCAGCAGGTGGTGGAGGTGGAGGGGCTAGAACTCCAGATGGTTTTCCTGCATTAACAGGAGGATCCGGTGGAGGATCAGATTATTGTGGAACAGGTGCAGCAGGGAACACTCCTCCAACAACTCCTCCTCAAGGACAACCTGGAGGATCTTCAAGTTCTGGGGGTCCAGCATATGGAGCTTCAGGTGGAGGTGGTGCTTTAAATGCAGGTGCTGCAGGTTCAGGATCAGCTGGTGGTGCAGGAGGTGATGGAGCAGGAATGCCAACAGCTTTTGGTGCTAATGGTGAACCGTGTGGTTCTTATAGATATTATTCAGGTGGTGGAGGTGGAGGAAATGAAAGTCCTACTACCGGTTCAGGTGGTAAAGGTGGTGGTGGAGATGGAGGTTTTGGTGGAGGTGCCGCTCCTATGCCAAACAGAGCTGGTCAAAACGGCACAATTAATACCGGTGGTGGCGGTGGAGGTACTTGTGCAGGTGGTACTGGACCACATGTAGGTGGCGGTGGAGGTTCAGGTGTGGTAGTAATAAGGTACAAATTTCAAAATTAAGTAAATTATGAGTGAAATAAAAGTAAATAAAATAACACCAAGAGTTGCTTGTGGTACAACCACATTAGGAGATAGTGGAGATACATTCACAATTCCTGCTGGTGTATCCATAACTAATAGTGGTACAGCATCAGGTTTTGGTGCAACAGGTTCAGCTTCTTGGAATACAACAGTTAAAACAACAAACTTTTCAGCAATTGCTGGTGAAGGATATTTTGTAGATACAGGTAGCGGTCAAGTAGATGTAACATTACCAGCGGGAACAGCAGGAGCAGTAGTTGCAATATCAGATTATGCAAAGAATTTTGCAGTAGCTTCTTGTGTACTAATTCAAAATGGTTCAGATAAAATTGGTGGTTCCACTAATAATGCAACTTTAAGCGTAGCAGGTCAAGCTGTTACACTAATTTTTATAGATTCAACAAAAGGTTGGATTGTAACTGATGATGGAAATCAATCCTCAGTTGAGACTAATCCATTTTTGGTGGCAACTGGAGGAACAATAACAGAATGTGGTAATTGTAGAATTCATAAATTTACAGGACCTGGAACATTTGAAGTAACAAAAACAGCGCTTTCTGCAGCTAACAATCAACTTTCATATCTTGTGGTTGCTGGTGGTGGATCCGGAGGATTTGATGTTGGTGGTGGTGGTGGAGCAGGTGGTTTTAGAGAAGCTAAAACTCCTGTAACTCCTTACACTGCTAGTCCTTTAGATGGTTATCCAACTCCAGGAAATATAATTACAGCAACAGCAACATCTTATGCAATTACAGTTGGCGCTGGAGCACCACGACCAGATAGAACTAGTGGTGGTACTAATCCTATGGGAGTTAGTGGAAATCCTTCAACCTTTTCATCTATAACATCTACAGCTGGTGGTGGCGGTGGTGGATGGACTGGTGGTGGTAATGCTGGTTTACCAGGTGGTTCAGGCGGCGGTGGTGCTGGTTGGGGACCTGGAACATCTCCAGGAGGTTCTGGTGATACTCCTCCAACAACTCCACCTCAAGGAAATGATGGTGGTACTAATCCTTCTCCTAGTACAGGATATATAGGTGGTTCAGGTGGCGGCGCTACTGCTGCTGGAGCTGCGGGTTTTTCTGGTCCAAATTCAAGTTCTAATACTGTTACTGCTGGAGGTACAACTTCTATATCCGGTTCACCTGTTACATATTCAAGAGGTGGTAATGGTGGAGGTGACCAATCTCCATCTTGTAATACTCACGTAGCAGCCGATAATACAGGCGATGGTGGGGGTGGTGCAGGAAATGAAAACGGTCCAATATCAGACAATGCAGGTAATGCTGGTGGTTCTGGTATAATAATTATAAGATACAAATATCAATAATATTTATGTATTTACACAAATTTAAAAACAATATATAAGGAGAAACATTATGGCACATTTCGCAAAATTAGGAGCTAACGGAAAAGTTATTTCAGTATTAACTTTAAATAATAAAGATATGCTGAATGGTGATGGTGTTGAAGATGAATCAGTAGGTCAACAATATTTAGAGAGACACAATAATTGGCCTGCACCAATGTGGATTCAAACTTCATACAACACAACAAGTAACAAACATTCATCTGGTGATAACTCAAAAGCATTCAGAGGAAATTATGCAGGTATTGGTTATGAGTGGGACGAAGATAATCAAATTTTTTGGTGTAAAAAACCATATGCATCTTGGGTAAAAGATATTACAACTGCTAATTGGATTTCTCCAATAGGTAATGCACCAGCTTTAACAGCGGAACAAGTTTCACAAAATTCTGCTGGTACTCACAAATGGTTTTATATTTGGAATGAAGCCGGTCAATCCTGGGACTTGACAGACCATAACGCATAAATTAAAAAGGTATGTGGTATGCAAAAAAAAGTATTATCTGAAATAGATTTACATTATGGCACAATAGATATGCCTAAAGGTTTTGAAATAAACCAAGACAAACTTCAAACAGATATTTTATCTTCTCATGTTAACAATAAAACATTTCCTTATTCTAGAGAATGGGATAAATTAAATACATATATGCGAGAGCATATAAATGTAGAGCATAGTTTTACTTTAGTAAATAAAGAAATGTGGGGAAATTCTTATAAGCCTAAAGAAGTTTCTATTCCTTTATTAAATATTGATCCAATAGATTTAAGAAACTCTCCCGATTATACTTTTCTTTATGGTGTAAATGTTAAAGATTGTAATGTTATAATACATTATGATGATAATAGAAGAGCAGGAAGAAGTTGGGAGATACCATTAAAAAATAATTCATTTGTTATGTTTCCTTCTACACAAATGTATTACATAACTAACAATCAAAAAGATTCCTTAAACTTTATTTTAACTATTACTTATGAATCTATATAATCATTTTTGGTATTTTAGTGGAGTTTTAACTCCTAAGTTTTGTGATGAAGTAATTAAATATGCTTTATCTAAAGAAGAAAGCATAGCTCGAACTGGAGGATTTGATAAAAAAAAATTATCAAAAGAAGATGTTAAAAATATTCAAAGAAGAAGAAAGTCTGATTTAGTTTGGTTAAATGATAAGTGGATATATAAAGAAATACATCCATATGTTAATATAGCCAACAGAAATGCAGGTTGGAATTTTCAATGGGATTTTTCTGAATCGTGTCAATTTACAAAATATAAATTAAATCAATATTATGATTGGCATACTGATCCGTGGGATCAACCTTATAAAAGAAAAAAAGGAGATCCAGCAAATGGAAAAATTAGAAAACTATCTATGACTTGTCAGTTAACAGATGGGTCAGAATACACAGGAGGAGAATTAGAATTTGATTTTAGAAATTATGATCCTCATTTAAGAGATGAAAGTAAACATATAAGAAGCGTACCTGAAATATTATCTAAAGGCTCTATCGTAGTATTTCCTTCACATTTGTGGCATAGAGTTAAACCAGTAACAAGAGGAACTAGATACTCACTTGTCGTATGGCATTTAGGAGATCCATTTAAATAATATGTATATAAATAATTATTTTGTAACACCCCTATGGAGTGAATTAAAAAAAGACTTTATTAAATCTTTAAACAAAGCAAGTGATCCATACATTAAAGAAGCAAAAAAAAATAAAGAAGCTAAAGCACATATTAAAGAGCATGGAGATTTTGGTCGTTCATGGCATTCAACACAATTACTAAGTGATACTAAATTTATGGATTTTAGAAATTATGTTGGTCAAAAATCTTGGGAGTTTTTAGATCATTCAGGATTTGATATGAGTAAGTATACAACTTTCTTTGAACAAATGTGGGTACAAGAATTTGCTAAAAAAGGTGGAGGACATCATTCTGCGCACGTGCATTGGAATACTCACGTTAATGGTTTTTATTTTTTAAAAGCTAGTGATAAAACTTCATATCCAATTTTTCACGAACCGAGAACCGGTGCAAGAACAACTAAATTACATATGAAATCTCAAAAAGGAATATGGCCTGGAACAGAATTAGTTCATTTTAAACCAGAACCAGGATTACTTATATTTTTTCCAGGATATTTAGAACACGAATTTTCTGTAGATTATGGCAAAGCTCCATATAGATTTATTCATTTTAATGTTTCGGCTGTATTAAAGGAACACGCTAAAGATGTCGTTTAAAAAAAATAAATATACAATTATTCGTCAAGCAATATCGAAAGAGCTAGCTTCTTTTGTTGCTAATTATTTTATAATGCAAAAACAAGTTTATGATACTTGTAAGGTTGCTCGATATTTTTCACCATTTGAAACAATCATAGGTCACTATGAAACTAAAGATGAACAAATACCAGAAACTTATAGTCAATATTCTAATATAGCTATGGAAACTTTAATGTTAAAATGTCAGCCAAGTATGGAAAAAGCTACAGGATTAAAATTATATCCAGCTTATACTTATGCAAGAATTTATAAAAAAGGTGATGAACTTAAAAGACACAAAGATAGATTTAGTTGTGAGATATCAACTACGTTAAATCTTGCTGGTGATGATTGGCCTATATATTTAGAGCCTTCTGGAGAGACAGGTAAAAAAGGTGTTAAAGTAGATTTAAAACAAGGTGATATGTTAGTTTATTCTGGTTGTGAGTTAGAACACTGGAGAGAAAAATTTAAAGGTAAGGAATGCGTACAAGTATTTCTTCATTATAATAATCGTAAAACGCCGGGAGCTAAAGATAATATGTTTGACAAACGTCCACATTTAGGTCTTCCTTCTTGGTTTAAACGATGATATAACTCTTAGATGGAGACAGTAGATCCACCACATACCCTACTGTCTCCTTTTAAGGATTATATATGTTATTAGGACAAGACGCATTTTCAGCTCAACCATTTGCAAGTTCTCCATTTTTGGGGAATGCTGCTGTCAATATAGTTGGTGCACCTTTAACTTTAAGAATAGGACCTGTAGGAATAGAAACAACTGTAATTAATGTTGTTGTTTCCCCTGATCCTTTAACATTAAATACAGCCCAAGTAGGTACTTTTACTATTGAAGGTACAGCGGTTGTTCCCGATACCGACCTTAAAGTACCATTAACTTTAGGTACAATGGACGCAACAGCTGCCGCTTCGGGTAACGCTGTTATTAATCCAACAGGGCTTCAAAACCAATTGACGTTACGTACTGCGAGTGGTATAGTAGTAACCGGTAATGCAACAGTAAATGTTACTGGAGTTCCATTAACATTAAGAACAAATGAAAGTGGAATTATAACGTGGAATGAAATTATACCAGGAGCAACAATGGTTTGGAAACCAATAGTTCCTTATTAAAATTATGGCATCAACTTATTCAACAGATTTATCATTAGAACTAGTAGCAACCGGTGAGAAAGCTGGTTTATGGGGAACAATTAATAATACTAATTTACAAGTTTTAGAAGCAGCTACTGCTTTTCTAGAAGTACCTATTACAGGCACTACTCAAACATTAAGTTTAGCCGATGGATCGGCGACCGCGGATGGTAAACATTTATATTTAAAATTAACAGGAACTTTAACTGGTAATACTACTTTGACTATGCCTGCTTCTACAACAGGTGGAACAGCTACAAGAGTTTACATAATTGAAGACGCTACTACAAGAGGAGCTTCGGCTACTGATCTTTTTACTT